GTATGAGTGGGCCGCCGAGAATGATATTAATGAGAATTCGATTCGGCGGATTAAGCGTGATCCTAGGTTTGCTAAGGAGTGGGATCGTCGTGCTGCGGAGTTGAATATTCATCCTGAGCGTACTCAGTCTGTGATTGATTCTTTGCATAGGCAGGCTGTTGGTGGGAGTGTTCAGGCTGCGTCTTTGTATTTGCAGTATATTGAGAAGTTCACTCCGAAGCGTCGTATGGTTGTGGAGGATGAGCGGGATGTTGCTGCTTTGTCTGATGCTGAGTTGGCTGATGAGTTGGAGGCGCAGATTTTGCATTTGAGGGTGGTTCCTGACAGTGAGTAGTCGTTTGGATGCGGCGTTGCGTAAGTTGGTTGAGGCGGGGGTACCGTTGGAGGATTTGAATCCTGAGGTGTTGTCTCGGGATTATGGGGATCCTCGTTTTAGTCGTCGTCCTATGGAACCTGAGTCTGAACCTTATATGGGTCCTATTGGAGGCTACTTGGATGCTGTGATGGATAAGGTTGTGAGTGGCGCTCGGAAGGTTGATGAACATGTGCCTCGAATTCCGGGTAGTTTAAGTTCTGAGCAGGTTGTAAGAATGTTGGAACCTTTAAGAGGCCGAGATGTGGGTGCTACAGGTGAACATGAGGGTGACATTCTTCCTATGAACGCTTTGATGAAGGCGAGTTTGTTTCCTGTAATGAAATTTGGTAAACCGGGATTGAAGCATATTGCTAAGATTTTGGGTATTGGTGGTGATAAACCAGTAGATGCTATTAAACAGGCTGATCAGTTGAAATTGTTTAAAACGGGCAGAGAACCTAAACCTAAATCTAAGTCTAAGAGGGATTGGAAGAAACAGCCGCTAACTAGAGAAGAACTTATTGCAAAAAATACACGAGAAGAAGCATTAGAGAAGCAAGGTGAACTTCCGCAATCTCCTGACCATGAACGTAAAAGAAGAGGAATGTCTCAAAAACAATACGATGATTTGATTGATGCGGGATGGGATTATCAAAAGATTATGGATGAACATGAAATCTTACCAAATGCTAAAAGAAGAGAAGGGGCGGGTCCTGTGCGGAAAGTTCCAAAAAAACCTAAACCATTAACGGACGAAGAATATGATCGCATGTTTGGATTGCGGGAAGATTTTAGTAAGTTAGATGAGATGAGGGGACAAATGAGGGGATATGCTTCTGCGAAATCTGGGTTTGGGGCAAAGGCTCATCCGGGCTATGATTCATTAATCAAAAAGTTGGCTAAAAAAATAGGTTGGAGGGGACCTATTAATGAAAACACAGAGAAAGCGATTTTAGAGTTAGCATCAGACAAATACGAAGAACTGCTTATGCGAAGCGAGGCTTGGAATGTTGACACACATATAAAAAGAATGAATCCTGAAGATTTAGAGAATTTTGGCATTAAAGAAGGTGAATGGACTAGAGAAGAACATATGGAAGAGTTCTTTAAAAATTATGGAAGGGATCGTCAATACCCTTATGGATGGACTGAGGAAATTGAGTGGCCCGGTGGATTTGTTGGTTCAGCAGACGATCTAATGTATGTACCACCAGAGACTTATCAGATAGATGACTTTGATATTGGAGATCTGATGGAGAATGATATAAGGGCTTTATTTGAACCTGAATTAGGTTATATGCCGCAGATAAATCTTGATGACTGGTACAAACTAAAAGAAGATCCATTCTAAATATGAAAGGTGTTGACTATGAAGATGAAACGACTTTTGGGGAACGCCCTGAATTTGTATATGATGGGGCCTTTTCATCTGAAGAATACGATATCTGGTCTGACGAAGAAGAACTCGTATGCGGATTGGAAAACCCTGAGACTTGTGAATCATGCGAATGAAACCGCCTACCGTGAAGGACTGGATAATATTAACGTTGATGGGAATAGTTGGCGCTTCTACAGTGTATCTGGTGGGGGCGTTGTCCCGGATCGTACAATCGTTGTTCCGGTAAATAATGAAAACGTGGATTGATCAAGATCTTTGTACAGGGGATGGTTTATGTGAAGAAATATGTCCTTCCATTTTTTATGGACATCAGGATGGGCTTTTTTATGTTAAAGAAGCAGGTTCCGAAACGCCTAAAGAACCTACACATAAGATGACTGATTCTGTTCAAGTACCTGACGACTTAGTAGAAGCCGTTATTGAGGCTGCTGAAGAATGCCCCGGAGAGTGCATTTTTGTGGAGGTAGATTGAACAAGACACTTAAATTAATAACAGCCATAACAGGTTTGTTGGTGGCGATTGGCACGTTAGTAGGTGCTATTACTGTTACACTAGGAAAAGGTGATGATGGTAAAAGTTATTCGTATACTACAGTAATATTGGATTCTGAAGAAGCATACGATAATTTTTTGAGAAACCACCCCGGATAATGCCAACTTTAACAGAATTACAAAAAGAAGCCGAATGGCGACGGTGCATAACCGATGAGAAACATTTTTTAGAAAACTATTGGCATATAGCGCACCCTGCGCATGGACGCATATTATTCAAGTTGCGTGACGCACAGTCACAGGCGTTAGACAATTGGACTAACCAAAGGTACAGTCTGACTCTTAAAGCACGACAAATAGGCTGGACTACTCTTGTAGCCGCCCACCAGTTTTGGTTAGCGTTCTTTCATCCAGATCAGAATATTATTGATTTGTCACGCACGGAGCGTGAATCGGTTTTGTTGTTGAGAAAATCCAAGTATGGTTTTCAACATTTACCGGAATGGATGTTAGAAAGGGGGCCTGTATCTCTTGTTGAACATCAGCAAAAAATGGGCTTTGACAATGGTAGTTTGGTTACATCGATGCCTTCAGCATCCGATCCTGCTAGAGGTGAGTCGGCTACGCTGGTTGTGGTTGACGAATGGGCGTTCCTTCCAAATCCTGAGGAAGCGTGGGCTTCTATAGAACCTGTCGCCGATGTTGGTGGCAGCATTATAGGTTTGTCTACTGCTAATGGTTCTGGTAACTTTTTTCACGAATTGTGGGTTGGTTCTGAGACTGGTACTAACAAGTTTAAACCAATGTTTTTTCCTTGGTCTGCTACAGAAGACCGAGATCAGTCATGGTACGAGTCGAAGCAGGAATCTATGTTGCCGTGGCAGTTGGCTCAAGAGTATCCATCTACTCCTGAAGAAGCGTTTATTAAGTCTGGTAACCCTGTGTTTGATTTGCATGCTTTGGAAGAAATGAGCAATCATATTGAGGAGGGGCAGATGGGTTATTTAGACGAGCCGTATAAGAGAGTTCCGAGGTTTAGGAAAGATGCTTACAGTTTGGCGTGAGCCTCAAGGACATGTTCCTTATTGTATAGGTGTTGACACTGCGGAGGGTTTAGTTCATGGCGACTATTCTTGTGCTCAAGTTTTGGAGGTGCGTACTGGTGAACAGGTTGCTGTGTGGCATGGACATATTCCACCTGACGATTTCGCTAACGATATTTATTTGTTGTCTTTATGGTATAACGATGCTTTAACTTGTGTCGAGTCTAACAATCATGGTTTGACTACGATCACACAGTTGCGTCATTTGGGCGCTCCTAATCTTTTTCGTAAAAGAAGTTTGAATCAAGTAACTTCTAAGATTTCTCAAGAGTTTGGTTGGAAAACCACTAGAACTACTAAACCGTTATTGATTGATGATTTGGGTATGGCTTTACGCAATGAGGAACTTGTTTTGCATGATAGGTTTACTATCGCAGAATTAAGAACTTATGTGCGTAATGACCGTGGTAGCATGTCTGGTAGCCCGCATGATGACCGTGTTATGGCTCTTGCGTTGGCTAATGAGATGCGTCAGTATGCGTTTATGCCAGAATTCACTACGAAACAGGACGATTATTGGACTGTAGATTGGTTTAGGCGGTTAATTCCGTCTGAAAAAGAAGAAGGACCGATGAGAATTGGTCAAAATACGGTACGTGGGACACGTTAGGCGTATTTTATAGAGACTTATGAGAACCTAGGAGGTTCAAATGGCAAGAAATGTTGCACACACGAGTGCATCACAAACAGTTGATGGCCCAAGCGGTCAGAACAACAGAATGGAACGTGGTAGTTCCGCAGTTGCTAATCCTTTATGGGATGCTGCGATACCTAATGCTCCTACCCAACGTTTTGATAGCCCTAAGTATGCTAATCAGACAGGTGGATACGGCGAGAATTCTGTTCGTGAAACACCATTCAATCAGCATGGACCTACTGGCAATGTAGAGCCTTCGCAACCGCAACCAGATTTGGCTGGTCACACTTACACTCCGCATACAAAACGCCCATAGTTCAGTGGCGGTTTTACCCCAAACCGCTTCCTTTCAAGAGTTTGCTGAATATGTTGAGGTTCATAAAGGACCGAAAACAGATAAGGAACTTGAAGAGTTATGGGAGTGGAGACAAAAGTTATTGGGTTTACGGGTTATTACGGGAGCGGTTGCACGTTCTCGTTTACCTGTTGAAGAACAGCATTTAACTTTACGTGAGCGTGAAAATAAACTTATCGCTGAAGCAAAAGCACAAGGTAGAAACATAGAGAAGGTCTGATGGCGCGCAAATCCCGTGCGGAACAATTTAATATTCTTTCCCAAAAACTGAGAGATTCTGCTCGTTGGCGGGAAGACATGGGTTATGACAACCTGTGGATACGCATGGTTGATTTGTACCGTGGTAAACATTGGCCTAACACTACGATCAATAACAATGATTTAGTTGCAGTTAATCTTGCCTTTAGCACTGTTAACGTTATTGCACCTAGTGTTTCTGTTAACTACCCTAAAATAGTTGTTTCCCCTAATGAACCTGAAGATCAGGACAGGGCAGCGTTTGTTGAAGCGATAACTAACTATGCGTGGAGACATCACGATTTCCGTAAACCTTTCCAAAGGTCTGTTAGAGATTTTCTAATTTTTGGTCACGGATGGTTAAAGGTTGGTTGGAAGTTTGTTGAGCAGGAAAGAATGCTTACTGACGAAGAACGTGGTGTCATGTTCGATGAGGCTGTTGCTGAAGCAAATATTTTAGCGACAGAAAATCCTGCGTTGGCAACAGAGTTGCCTGACGATGAACAGATTGCTGCTGGTATTCCTGATAGTTCAATGGAGATTGTAGAAGATCAACCATTTATTGAAAGGGTTTCTCCTTTCGATATGTATATTGACCCTGAGGCTACATGTTTAGATGATGCGCAGTGGATTTGTCAAAAAGTTATTCGCCCTGTTGAAGAGGCTAAAAAAGATAAACGTTATAAGGCTAGTGTTCGTAAAAGGTTGACTCCTGATTCTAGAGTTTCTCCTACTCTTTCTTATACTGACAGGACTGTTCAGGAAGAGTATTTGACTGAAGTGGATCGAGTAGCGATCTACGAATTTTATGATATTGAAGAGAACACTATGGCTGTGTTTACTTTAGAAAGCGACGAGTTTTTAGTTGACCCTATGCCGATGCCTTACGCTTATGGTCAGCCTTTTGTGATGTTGCGTAATTATGATGTTCCTGACTATTTTTATCCAATGGGTGATTTGGAATCAATTGAGTCTTTGCAATTAGAGTTAGATATGACTCGTACACAACTTGTTAATGCTCGTAAACGTTATGCGAGAAAGTATTTGTATCACGAGCGTTCTTTTGGTCCTGAAGGGCGTGAAGCGTTAGAGTCGGATGAGGATGGTCGTCTTGTTCCTGTTGTGGATGAAAACAAGCCTTTAAGTGAGGTTGTTATTCCGATGCCTCAAACACCTTTGTCTCCTGAGGTTTATAATATGTCTGCGATTATTGAGCAGGACATTAATACTGTTTCTGGTGTTTCTGAGTATGCTCGTGGTCAGATGCCTGAGATTAGGCGTACTGCTACTGAAGCGTCTATTATTGCTGATGCTGGTAATGCGAGGGTTTCTGAGAAGTTGGCGATTGTTGAACTTGGTATCAGCGAATGCGCTCGTCGTGTTATTCAGGTTATGCAACAGTTTATGACTGGTGAGCAGATTGTGCGTGTGAGCGCACGGGCTGGTGCAGATTTGTTTGTTCCTTACACTAGGGATGACATTGTAGGCGAGTATGATTTTAGTGTTGAGGCTGGGTCTACACAGCCAATAAATGACACTGTGCGTAAGCAACAGGCGGTTGCTTTGATGAATGCGATGGCTCCGATGATCGGTACGATTATTGATCCGGCGGCTATAGCACGTTATGTGCTGCAAAATGCGTTCGACATTAAAGACCCTGACAAGTATTTGATGCAGCAGACACCCGGAGTTCCAGAAGCCGAAGGCGCTGTACCCGGATCTGCTCCTCAGATGGGTGGCATGGGTGGTGGAATGCAAGCAGGTATGGGGCAAATACCGCCCCAGTTGGTGAATCAACTCCGTGGACAAATGGACATGGGGTTACCTGATTTATCATAAAAGCGGGACAAACCGCTAGTTATTAATAGGAGCAACCCTTAGGACTCCAAAGGAGAAATAAATATGAGTGAGGATGCAGCGGAATCCACTGAAGTGGACAATCCAGAGTCTTCAGTTGAGGTTTTAGAGGAACCTTCTGGTGAAATGTACGCCGTTAAGGTGGATGGAGTAGACCAAGAGGTCAGTCTTGAAGAACTTCGGGACGGATACCAAAGACAGTCGGATTACACCCGTAAGACGCAGGAATTGGCTTCCGAACGTAGACGGTTACAGCAAGCAGAAGCGATAGTGCAATCTTTGGAGTCAGATCCAGATGGCACAATCAAGGCTCTTGGTGAGGCTTTCGGAGTTACACCTGAGCAGGCTCAACAGGAATATGACAGTTGGGAAAGCGAAGATACCTCTGATAAGAAGATCAAGGAACTTGAAGCGCGGATTGATGGTTATGATCGTTTGCATAAAAAACAAGCATTAACGCAGCAAGTTGACACTTTGAAAACCAAGTATGGGGATTTTGACGAATCTGAACTTTTTCAGCATGCATTAAAAAATAAAATCGGAAACTTAGAAGCCGCATTAACACATTTACGTTATGGTGAAGTTGCTGATAAAGCAAACAAATTGGAAAAAGAACAGGAACGTACAGAAGCAAAGAGGGACGCATCAGTTGTAGAACCTACGGGTTCTAAACAGGCGGGTTCTTCGACCTCTACTATTGAAAAGCCGTCTTCAATCCATGAGGCATTTGAAATTGCCAAAAGGGAACTCGCTGCTAAATAAATTATAGATATTAGTGAGGTAGAGAAAAATGGCAGCAGGTAACGCTGACTTTAACGAGATTCTTTCCACCACTCTGAAAAACTATATCCCTAAACTGACTGATAACATTTTCACGGCTAGACCACTGTTCTACGCTTTGACAAATGGTCAGACAATTAGGCGTGTTTCAGGTGGTGCAAATATTGTCGTTCCAATTATATATGGTAAAAACTCTACTGCTGGTTCTTACGCTGGTACGGATCCTATTTCCACAACTGCTCAAACAGGCATTAGTGCTGCTGAGTATTCGTGGAGACAGTATGCTGCCACAGTAACAATCAACGGTATTGAAGAAGCCAAAAACAATGGTGAAGCACAAATCATTGACCTTCTTGAGGGAAAGATTTTCCAAACTCAGGAAACTATTATTGAGAACATGAACACCATGTTCTTCGGTAACAGCACAGGCAATGGTGGTAAAGACTGGATGGGTCTATCGGCTCTAGTCGGTCTTGGTAATGATGATGGTTCAGCCGCTCTTGCGGGTATTGATGCCACTGACGCTGACAACTCGTGGTGGAGATCACAAGTTCAAAACGTGGGTGGAGCATTAACTCTTGCAAAGATGGCTACATCATACAATGATGCTTCTGTTGGTAATGACCAGCCAACAATTATAATCACAGGACAAAAACAGTATGAAACATACGAAGGTCTTCTTGAGGGACAGATTAGGTACACTGACACCGACATGGCTGATGGTGGATTCCAGAATCTTCTATTCAAGGGTTGTCCTATAACATTTGATGGTACTCTTGCTGGTGAAGGCAAAATGTATATGCTTAACACCAAGTACCTTCAGTTAGTGGCCCACAGCGACGTATGGTTTAAACCAACCCCGTTCGTGCGCCCAACCGACACAGATGCGGTTTACTCTCAGATTCTTTGCTACGGCAACTTAACTACGAGTAACCGCGCCCGTCAAGCATACTTGTATGGTATCACACCTGCATAGTTTGATGGCATAGGGGTAGTTTTTACAGGAGTTTATTATGAGTAAATATGAACAGCATGCGTATAAGAAAACCGCTAGACCGGCAGGGAAACCTTCGGCTGGCAGGAATTTCCGGGATGCGTCACCACGGCCTGAGGCTGTTGGAACATCACGCAGAATTCATCGAGTAGCAGATACGTCTATTCCTCAGAATGCTCCTGTGAAAACACCTACTAAAAAGGTAAGTAGATTTAAAACCAAGTAGGGGTTTGTTTTGCAACTAAGCAGTTTGCGTGACTATTGCAGGGCAGTAGTTGACATTGATACAACAGATATTACAGATGCTACTCTGAACGAATTTATTCGTGAAGGGTATGATCTGATTGTCTACTCAGAGAAACGTTGGCCGTTTTATGAAGTGGCTTTATCGTTTGATACTGTTAATGGTCAAAAAGATTACACCATGGCAGAAATTTCCACTGATATGAGTATCACACATGATGGTGTTGCTTTTACTGGTGGTTCTGCACCAACCAATCTGAGTCTAAGAGAAATTGCT